AATGATGCATCTCTAGGCTTTTAAGGAGCATAGTGGCTTTACAAACGTTTACAGCTGGTCAGGTTCTGACTGCTGCTCAGGTCAATGCCTTGCAGGCTAATGATTACAACCAAACAGTTAACAATTACACCGACTCACGCACTTTAACTATTGCCGATTTAGGTGACAGAGTTGTAATGAATAAAGCAACTGCGACCACTATCACAGTTAATACAGGCATATTCGCAGCAGGCGACACACTTTGGATTCATAACATCGGTGCAGGTGTTTGCACTATTACAGCTGGAACAGCCACAGTCTCAACATCAGGATCATTAGCATTAGCACAAAACGCTGGTGGAACTCTTTATTTCACTTCTACAGGTGCTGCAATATTCTTTCCAACTGTTGCCTCATCAGCTCAAGGATTAACTTTAATAAATACAACTAGTTTTAGTGCAGTATCTAGTTTTTCATTAAACGCAAATACATTCACATCAACTTATGACCACTACAGAATTTATTTGAACATAACAACTGCATCAACGACTGTTGGTTACAATGTTAGATTTAGGGCTGCTGGTTCTGATAGTAGTGCTTCTGAATATGCTTTTTATTCACGCCATTCTAGTTCATCAACTGGTGGTGACACAAATACTCAAAACAGGAATCAAACAAGTGGTGTTTTGTTTAATACCTCAATCACCACAGACACACAATTATATGTAATAGATGTTATGTCTCCAAAATTAAGTCAAATTACTGCTTTGTTTTATCAATCAACTGGCGCAGTTGGTAATCATAATTATGGTACTGTTGTTTTTCAAACTACTACTTCTTTTGATAGTTTAAGTGTATTCCCAAGTACTGGAACTTTCACAGGCAATTTTTCTGTTTACGGATTGGCTAAATAATGGCAACTGAAAAAATAATTATTCAAATCGGTGACGAAGTACAAGAACTTAAAGGTGCAGACAAAGAAGCGTTTATCGCTGACAGAGAAGAATCTAATGTCCGATTTCTTACACTCGAAGCCGAGTATGAAGCAAAGAGAACTGCGCGTGCTAATGCGATTAACAAATTAGCTGAGATCGCTGGACTAACAGAAGAAGAAATTAACTCAATACTGTAATTCTGCAGTATTATCTGTACTAACTATTACACTGCGCAGATATGTGCAGGTATGAAATGAAATACAAAGTACTAACAGCTACAACACTCTGCGCACTTATCGCATCACCATCATTAGCATTTACAGAACCATTTCCAGGAAGTTATCGTGAGACACGTGATATCACATGTCCAGCGCAGTACCCGATAAAGACTGGTGAGGGTGTTATGGGTGGTGGATACATTACTACCTGCTGGACCTCGCAAGCCTGGACATTACAGATGGCTGGTGGAGATGACTGGACTGCCTGGCTAAACGGCACCTACACTCCATCACCAACGCCTACACCTACAGTGACCGTTACACCTGCACCACAGATTATAGAAAGAGTGGTAACAGTAAGTGGTGGCACTAATACTGTGATCCAGTATGTGCCTGAGGTTAAGTCTGAGCCTGTCACCAAAAAAGAGATTAGAGCTGAAATTAAGCGACTTAAAGGTGAAATGTCTAAATTAAATAAGAAACTAAAGAGACTGGTGGCGATATCCAAACCGACACCGTAGTAACAGGCGAGCCCTGGTACACAGTTGAGCAGATATTAGAGGCATACCATAGACGCTTTCAGGTATTAGGACATAAAAAACAGTTATGGCTAACTGATAAGCATCTAATAAACAGGCTCGCTAAGCGTGTGCATCCACAGTTCGCTACCACTGATGATCTTGAGCAGGTAATTATGCTATCGCCTGCTCAGGCCACCAGAAAGACAAATAGTAACCGTTACAAGATGATTTATAGGCATCTGATACATCTGCAGTTAGTACCTGAGGATCATAATCCTGCTGAGAAACTGGTGCGCATTAGGAAACCTAAATCGATGCCTAGACCATTTACAGCTGGTGAGGTTGCCACGATTATGGAATCAGCTAAAAGTCCTATGCGTGACTGGTTTATTTTGTCATGTTTTGCAGGCTTTAGAGCAGCAGAAATATCTCTGACCTGTGGAGCTGACTTAGAGGAGCATCAGGATGGGTACATGATACGTATCCCTCATGGCAAAGGTGGCACAGATCTAGCATTACCAGCGCACCCAGTTGTCGTGGAAATGATTAAGTCATATAAGACTCTGGGCAGATTATGGCCGACAGTTAAACCACACACTTTATCAACTTATGCATGTAAAGAGTTAAGACGATTAGGTATAAACAAGAAACTGCATTCTGGTCGTCACTATTTTGCTACTAACTGCTACTCCGTTTCAGGTGGTGACTTATTAGCTGTATCTAAACTTATGCGCCACGCTTCACCAGCCACGACAGCGATATATGCAGAGTTAGCATCACCTGTTGCTAAACAAGTGGTAAATGCATTACAAACTCCTGGGGTAGAATTAGGTAATCGTACTGAGGAGACTTCATGAGTATCACAATTATTAAAGATGTTGTAATGAGAGCATTTGCTCTATTTCTAGCCACAGCACTTCCAGCCATCGGTGTTGGCGCATTCGCTGGAGTCGCACCTATAAACTCGGCTGCTATTGCTGGGGGGCTTGCAGTGTCACGTGTAATTACAGATTTGGCAAAGGCTTTCCTAGATGATGGAAAACTTACACAGGCTGAAGTCGATGCGATATTTAAACGTGCTAATAAGAAAGATGAAACTAAATAATGGCGTTACCTATTAAAGATGGCAAGATCACCACAAAATATAAGAAGTTAGGCAAAATGTGGTCTAAGGGTTATCACACTGGTGTGGACTTCGCAGTGCCATCAGGCACAGATATTCTCGCAGTCGATGATGGTGTAATCGCTAACGCAAACTGGGGTAAATCCTATGGCACACAAATTGTTCAACAGGTTACCGTTAATGATCAAAAGAGATGGGTTATCTACGCACATCTTACAAAGTCATTAGTTAAACCAGGTGATGCTGTAGTAAAAGGCCAAATTATAGGTGAGTCAGGTAATACTGGTAACTCATCAGGTCCACACTTACACTTCGAAATGCGCGACAACATCAGATGGTCAGCTGGTGCTGACTGTGACCCAGCCGAGATCTTAGCGAGATAAGATTCGTAGGTTACGCCTGCGACTATTACTACCATTAGCACTAATAGCTGTAATGATGTCATCTAGTGCATTCGCTGATGATGCACTCATAGAGTTATCACCTGAGCAACCTTATGTAGATGTACCTATTACTGTAGAGACTCCTAGTACTGTGACTGTAACCACGACTACTGGTAATCCTAGAACACCAGGCTTTATAGATTCCTGGGTCGAGATATGGCAAGACACACTTAAATTAGGCGCTAACGATGATGGTGCGCACTCAGCTACAAATTATCTGGCCTCATTATTATCTTTACCATTAGATGCTGGTACATATTTCATAAGAGCCACATCATTTGCATGGGCTGTCACTAATGGGAGTCAAACACCTACAGGTAATTACATGCTGACATGGTCTGGTGCTGTATTAGCATCACCGTCACCAACTATGACTCCGAGTGAAACACCCACACCAGAGCCAACACCGTCACCAACAGAAACAGAAACCCTGACACCTAGTCCAACCCCGACACCAGAAATAACCCCATCAGCAGACCCAGAACCAGTAGTAGATAACTCAGATAACGAATCGACCTCATCTGTGGTAATTCCAGAGACATTACAAATGCCAGAGCCGACACCGACATTAGAGCCAGAATTAGAGATAACTGAGCAAATAACTGAACCAGAAACAATTGAAACTCCTGTTCTCGAACCTGAGTTAAGTGTAGAGGAATTAGAGGAACAAAGGCAAGAGCAAATAATTCAAGAATACATAGCTGAAAATACATTAGAATTAGAGATACCCACTGCGCTGGCTGACATACCTGGCATTGCCGAAGTCTTTGCAGCAACTGAAGCGATATTAAATGTGGGATCGGATATGACACCTGAGCAACGCGAAGAGTCACAGGGCGTGGTTATCGCAGCAGTCTTAGTGCAACAGATAGCACAAATATCTGCCGTAGGCGCTATGAGTAGGAGAAACAAATGATTTGGTTAAGAAAATACTTTATTGGCATGACTGGTGATGTTTGGACATATGTCGGACTTTTAATTGCCTATTTCACACTTGATGGCAGTGCAAAGATAGTTACAGGGTGGCTAATCATCATAGGTCTAGTAATATGGCTCATATCTTTCC